AAAAAACGAAGAAGCTAATCTTTATTATTTCTTGCTTGATTCTGTAGATGGATTGATCACAAAAGGAGATCTCGATAAGAACTTCGAAGATTCCAATAAGGTTGCTGGTGGCGCTGTTATTGCGGCGAACTTCATGAAGAGACTATCTATCGGCTTGGCAAAGCGCGGCCATATCGCTGTGTTCATTAGTCAGGTTCGCGCTGACATCAAGTTAGATCCCTATTCGAAAGCTCCGATTAGGCAGACATCTGCAACTGGCGGTAATGCGCTACTTCACTTTGCAAACTGGATTCTAGAATTTGAATCTAGAAACAAAGGAGACATCATTCTCAAAAATCCTACAGAAAAGATTGACTTGATCAACAATCCTCCAGTTGGACACTTCGCCAAAGTAACTGTCAAGAAATCTCCGAATGAAAAAACTAATTTGACCATTCCATATCCAATCAAGTATGGAAGAACCAACGGAAACTCTATTTGGGTAGAAAAGGAAGTTGTTGATCTTTTGTTTCTTTGGGAATTCTTGACCAAGAAGACTTCTTGGATTTCTGCAACAGAAGAATTCGATGAGCTTCTTGTGGAAAATGGTTTTGCCGCATTTGAAAAGATCCAAGGTCAAGAGGCTCTGTTCAACTTCATTGAATCAGATAAAAAACTGTGTGAGTTTCTAGTCAACTACTTCAAGAAAACAATCGCCAATGAAATTTAAAACATTATCTGGTTCAACAGCTGAACTCAGAAATGCTAAAAAGTATTTAGTTGATTGGAACGGCAAAAGCAAAAGTAAATTCCAGTTGTCTGTAAGAGACTTCCTTTATCCGTATTGGAAGTCGGACATTGTTTTCGAGGAATTTAAATTGGTCGGCACTAGACTATCATTTGATTTGTACAATGCAAACAAAAAAATAGCTATTGAAGTTCAAGGCGCTCAGCATACTAAATACGTGAAGTTCTTTCATGGAAATAGAATGAAATATCTTGAGCAGTTGAAAAGAGACGATAAGAAATTCAGGTTCTGTGAAATCAATGATATTAATCTCGTCGAGATCTATCCAAACGATAAAATTTGTGAGGATCTTTTTGAATCATTTGGAGTGATTTTGTGAGTTGACTTTTACATTTATACAGCAATAATTAGGCATGATCTATAATCTTGAGCTCGAAAAACAGCTTCTAGCCGCTCTAATCAAAGAGCCAGAAAGCTATTCAGAAATTTCTAATTTCATTAATTCCAAGGACTTTTACTCCGAGGATTCTAATCTACACAGTACTATTTTTATTATTATTAAACAGTCGATTGATGCCAGCGAGCAGCTTGATGAAGTCATCATCGCTCAACGCATCAATACTTTAGGATTGTCGTTCGAGGATCGAGTCAATCCATCTGATTACATTCGTTCGCTGGCTTTAAGAAAAGTCCCAAAGGGCAATCTCATCAAGACTTCTAGAGAACTCAAGAAGTATACGATTCGTCGCGAGATCTTTGAATCCGCTCAAGAGATCGCCAAGAAGATGAAAAACGTTTCTCCTGAGACTCCTTATTCGCAGATTATTGAGCAAGCTGACAACGTATACAATTCTCGAATTAATCTTTATGAGATCGGTAATGATGTGCCTGAAAACATCTATGAAGAGATGGAATCTCTCATCGAAGAGAGAGGTAACAATCCGATCAAAGAATTCGGGATGATGGGTCCGCATCCAAAAATCAATCAGATCTATGGATCTCTTTTGAGGCCAGGTAATATTACAGTTGTTGTTGCTCGTTCTGGTGTTGGTAAAACTCAATGGTGCATGGATTACAGCACTAAAGTTGGCATCAAATACGGAGTTCCTGTGCTTCACTTCGACAATGGAGAAATGAGCAAGGAAGAACTTATTATGCGTCAGTGTGCTGCCATCACTGGAGTTCCCATGCATCTGTTAGAAACTGGAGACTGGCGAAGGGCTGGTGAAGACGTAGTGAATAAAGTTCGTGAAGCTTGGCCGAAAATCAAGTCCATGAAATTTTATTATTATAATGTCGGCGGCATGGATGTTGATTCCATGATCAAGACACTGAAAAGATTCTACTACGGTAAAGTTGGTCGCGGCAATCAAATGATCTTTTCATTTGACTACATTAAAACCACATCAGAAGCATCTGGCGGAAAAAATGAATGGCAGATCGTTGGCGAGATGGTTGATAAGTTTAAGAAGTGCATTCAAAAAGAGATTCTGCACGACGGCAATCCAGTAATTCCAATGATTACTTCCGTTCAGTCGAACAGAAGTGGTATTACAAACAATCGCCAATCTCAAAATATTATTGATGATGAAAGCATCGTCTCTCTGTCCGATAGAATCACGCAGTTCTGTTCTCACATGTTTATCTTGAGAAACAAGACAGCTGATGAAATTGAAACAGAAGGTCGCAACTTTGGAACTCACAAATTCATCAATGTTAAAGCTCGTCACCTTGGCAAAGATATTGCTGGTGCTGTTGAACCAGTTCGTATTGGCGATACATTGAGAAAGAATTTTATCAACCTTGAATTTAAAAACTTCTGTATCTCTGAAAGAGGTGATCTTAGAGATATCGCTTCTGTCGCAGAGGGACGCTTTGAATTAGACGAAAATGACAACGACTCCATCCCAGACTTCGGTTGATCCATCTCAAATCCAATCCACGTTAGAGAACATTGGTTACTCTTTGGTTGATTTCGGAAATCACTGGAGAACCAATGCTATATATCGAGGAGGAGACAATAAAATGTCTGTTCGTATTTATAAGAATACGGGTGTATGGACAGACTTTGTAAACAATGGAAAAGCATTTCCATTTGAAAAGCTTTTGCAGCTTACGGTTGGAGGTGATTCTAGAAAACTAAAAGAAATAGCATCGTCTCTAAATAAGAGTGATGAATTCGTATATACTCAAAAACAAATTATTGAAATGGAAGAAATTTATCCAAAAGAAATCTTACAGAAGCTATTCCCAAATTACAATTTCTATACCAAAAAAGGTATCTCAGAAGATACTTTGAAATTCTTTAAAACTGGATTGGCTGGCGCTGGAAAAATGTATCGCAGAATGGTATTTCCCATCTTTAATGAACATGAACAAATTATTGGATTTAGTGGTCGCAAAATTGACGAAGGCAATGATCAATCTCCTAAGTGGAAGCATTTGGGCAAGCGAAAGAATTGGGTGTATCCAGCTTATCTACCCAATGAGTCCTCTGTTGATTCAGTGATCAAGCAAAAGCAGGAAGTCATTCTAGTCGAGAGTATCGGTGACAGCATGGCTTTATTTGATTCTGGCATTAAGAATAGTTTAGTTACGTTTGGCATTGGATGTAGCTCATCTATTATCAGTTATCTAAATTCTGCACCTATCAAGAAAATCACAATTGCCACAAACAATGATTTTAGATCGTCTGCGAATCATGGTTACAATGGAGCTATCAAGATCCTAATGGCTCTGCGTCTTTACTTTGATTTCGATTGTATTGAAATTAAAATGCCTCCTGATGGATATAATGACTTATTTGAAGCTCATCAAGCTGGACATAATCTAGAAAGCTGGTATAATAAGGAAGTCGATAAAAAGGAGTATTTGGAAAGTTTACATTCATACGTTAAGAAATATATGAACTTGTTCAAACAAAAAGATGCTGCATCCCTGATCAAGTTGATTGAAAATTATGAGTAGTCCAAAAACACCTCTGTCTGCTAGTAGAATCAAAACTGCTCAATCTTGCAGTTGGTTGTATTGGTGCAAGTATGTTCTTCAATTGCCAGATGCATCCAATGATGGAGCTAAAAGAGGCAGTATATGCCACTTAGTTTTTGAGTTGTTGGGCGAGCCTCGTAGAAAGAATACGTATCAGAAAATCATTGAAGAAGAAGATATTTTTGCCGTTGAATCTGTGAAACGGTTGGTTCTAAAACACGCAAAGAAATCGGGCGTAGATGATGAAGAGAATATTGAGATGATCAAGGAAATGACTCTGAATGGTTTAGAGTATGATTTTTACGGAGAAAACTCCGATACTCCGACAGAAGCTATTTCGGAAAAAGACTTTGAGATTGTTCACGTTTCTGAATCAGAAGGAATCAAATATAAGATCAAGGGATTCATCGATAAGTTATTCTTGTATAAGAATAATAAGTCAGCTTTGATTCGAGACTTTAAGAGCAGCAAGCAAGTATTCAAAGGCAAAGAGATTTCTGATAATCTGCAAGATTATATGTATAGTTTGGCAGTTAAGCATTTATATCCTGAATACGTCAATCGTCAAAGTGAGTTCTTGTTTCTCAAGTTTAATCTTGATGATAAAAAAGCAGCTAAGCTAAGATTCGGCCCAAATAGTCTAGTTGAGAAAAAGAAAGAAAAAGGTTCTGGCGTAGTATTGATGGAGCCTATTTCAGAAGATGATCTTTCAGGGTTTGAGTATCAGTTAACTGGGATGCAAACTTATCTAGATAATTTTTCCGAAAAAGATTCCCGTGGAAATCTTGCAGCTAAGCAACCGTTTCCCTCTGATAATTCATTCAGCGGACCATTGCAGTGTGGCTTTGCAAAAACAAAAGGTCAGCTTAAAAAAGACGGAACTCCCATGTGGCATTGTTTTGCCAAATTTCCATTTGATTATTTTGTGGTTCTCAACAAAGAGGGAAAGATATTAAAGTCTTATAATGAAGCCGACTTTGATCCATCTATTGTTGAAGAAAATCAAACTTTTGAAAAGCGTCATTATCTTGGATGCCCAGCATTCAATAGGCAAAATTATTGAACCCAAAATAAGCTATTGACACGCGACATGATCATGAGTATGATGAATACTCATGATTCCTCTTTTTAAGTCGCACTACTCAATTGGCAAGAGTATTTTAACTCTTGATCATCCAGAAAAATCTAGGGATGATGGATCTGATAGCATATTCTCTATCGCTCAAGAAGAGTCTTTAGATACCATTTATTTGGTGGAAGATTCCATGATTGGATTTTTCGACGCATTTAAAAAGGCTAAAGAGTTCGGCATCAAGCTTATTTTTGGTTATAGATTCACTTGTTGCACTGATGTCGATTCCGCTGATTCGCATCATAAGTTGATCGCTTTCGCTTTGAACGATCAGGGCTGTAAAGACTTGAATAAGTTCTACAGTCACATCAATACTGAATCTAATGGAGTGATCACCAACAGTGATCTGCTGCGTTTATGGACTGAGAATATGCTTTTGGCGGTGCCTTTTTATGATTCATTTATTTTCAAGAATCATCTCTCATTGAGCAATTGCACTCCAGACTTTAAGCATATCAAGCCAATCTTCTTTGTGGAAAGAAACAATCTTCCTTTTGATTCTTTGATTGAAGACGCTGTTCGCCAGTATGCCTCTCAATCTGATTGCCAAGTTCAGCTTGCAAAGTCGATCTATTACCGCTATAAATCAGACTACGAAGCTCTTCAAACCTACAAGGTTATCTGTAATCGATCCTTTGGGCGACAAGCTACACTATCGAGTCCAAACTTGAATCACTTTGGAAGTGACGAATTCTGTTGGGAATCATTTAAAGAACAATGAAAGAAGAACTACTAAGGTTCCAAAAGAACCAAAAATATTTAATTGTAGACACCGAAACTGAGGGATTAAACTTGGTTAATTCTCGCCCTTGGCAATGCGCTTGGATTGCTACTCAAGGCAAGAATATTGTCGAGAAAAACAATCGATTCATTCAATGGGATAATTTAAACGTATCCGAAGGTGCCGCAAAGATCACTGGCTTTTCAGAAAGTGAGTATGAGCGTCGAGCCGAAGATCCACTGAAGGTTTGGCGCGATCTTTCAAAATATCTATTCGATCCTGAGTATATCGTTATTGGTCAGAACATCTTGGGTTTTGATGTTTACATGTTGAATGTTTGGCTGAAAGGCATGAATAAAAACAGTGACTATTCATACCTGCCAAGAGTCATCGACACTAAATCCTTGTCTACCGCCATATTCAAAAACATTCTTCCAGATAAAAACAATTTCTTGTCTTGGCAATATAAGCTTTTGAATCACAAAGAAAAAGGTCTTAAAACTTCTCAAGCAAGCATGTTGAAGCATTATAATATTCCTCATGATCCAAAAAAGCTGCACGACGCTTTATACGATATTGAAATGACCTTTCAGATTTTCCTCAAACAAATTTACGACATTGAAGTATGAACGATTTATTCACTAATTACGAAAACCCATTTCCTGCTGGCGTTAAACTGCCAAGCATTCACATTGAAAATAAATACTATCAATTGTTAGGTTGCAGTCCCGACATCAGCAATTTCAATTTCCTGCGCAAATTGTGTTTTTCTGGTGTGCAGAGTCGCGGCATTGATAAGCTTGCAAACAAGCAGGAGTATTATGATCGTTTGTCGATGGAGCTTTCAGTTTTCCAAGAGCTTGGATTTGTTGATTATGTTCTTCTGAACTGGGATGTTCTTAAGTTCTGTCACGAATCAAATATTCCGACAGGTGCTGGACGAGGAAGCGCTGCTGGATCTCTTGTTCTTTATGTAATTGGCGTGACAAACATTGATCCAATCAAATATGATCTTTTCTTCGAAAGATTTGTTTCCAAGAGTCGAGCAAGAAAGATCTTCTCTAATGGCGAAGAATTTCTAGATGGAACTCTAGCGCCAGACGTAGACAACGATATTAGTTATGATCGTCGCCAAGAAGTTATTGATTACATCAATCTAAAATACAAAGGCAAAACATCAAAGATCCTCACTCTCAATACTCTCAGCAGCAAGCTGTGCATCAAGGAGTGTGGCAAAATTGTTGGTGAAATGTCAGAATCTTCTGTAAACGAAATCAGCGATACAATTCCCAAGAAGTTCGGAAAAGTTGCCAAGCTGAGTGATGCGTTTACAGAAAGTGAATCTTTCAAGGAGTTCGCTCTCAAGAATAAAAAGATTTATAGCATTGCTAAAAAACTCGAAGGCTTGACCAAGAACACTGGTGTTCATCCTTCTGGCATTGCTATCAGTTTCTACGAACTCGATGAGATCATGCCAATGCAAAACACTGGCGATGGATCTATGATGTCTGGATACGACATGAACAACGTTTCAGAGCTTACAGTGAAGTTTGATATTCTTGGACTGAGAACTCTGTCGGTGGTTCATGACGTTTGCGGTCAGATCGGCATAAAGGTGTCTGATATCGACGTAGACGATCCTTCTATCTATGCAGCGTTGCAGACTCTCAAAGCTCCCAGCGGACTCTTCCAAATCGAAGCTGACACCAATTTCAGAGTAGCTCAGAAAGTCGCTCCAAAGAAT